CTATCAGCAATATGGACACTGTTGTGCCAGTTGGTGCTACAGTCAAATTTGGAAGTGATGACGTCGAGTACACGGTCTCGGCTAAGGTCGACGGCGGTGGAACGAACGAGCAGCAGGTCATTCAGATCGATGATGCTGTAAGTGGCGGAACTTTCAAGCTGCAATTCGGTGGCGTAGACAGCACTGATATCGCGTACGGCGCGAATGCTGCTACGGTTCAGTCTGCACTCGAGGGTATGAGTACGATCGGTGTCGGCCAGGTTACGGTCGCAGGCGCGAGTCCTGAGTGGACGGTCACGTTTATCAGTACGTTCGCTGCGACTGATGTTGCCATCATCACTGGGGATGGTACGAGCCTTACTGGGGGTGAACTCACTGATGTTGACATCACGGAGACGACGACTGGGGTGGCGGCCGTAGACGAAGAGCAGACTCTTACGGTCACAGGCACACCGGCCAGCGGCGGCACGGTCATCAGTTACGGCGGTGACTCGACTGCAGAGATTCCGTACGATTCTGACGCGGCTGCCATTGAACTCTATCTTGAGGCGTTGGATTCAATTCCGCAGGGTGAGGCCACATGTGCTGGTGGTCCTTGGCCCGGTTCGGCGGTAACGGTCACCTTCAGTGGATCACTAGGTGAGCAAGACATCACGATGATGACTAACGTCGACAATTTCGGTGGTGGTACGGCCCCTGCACTGACAATTACTGAGACGGACACTGGCATCGCACCTGTGGACGAAGTTCAGACTGTGCGTATCAATAGTAGTGTTGATGGTGGCACGTTCACGTTGACGTATTCAGGCCAAACTACGTCTCCAGGTATTGCGCCTGATGCCACGGCCGCACAGGTTAAAACGGCTCTTGAAGCGCTGAGTAATATCACCCCAGGTGATTTGACGGTCACAGGCGGACCAGGTCCGAAAAAGGATTGGATCGTTGAATTTGGTGGTTCTCTCGAAGCCACTGACGTAGCTGCTATGACCGGCACGGGTGTGGGTCTTAGCGGCGGTAGTACCACTACTGTTTCTACTTGGGAGTCTGTCAAAGGTGTAACGGCCACTGGAAGTTCGCAGATTACTGTGAGTCCCGTACTAGCCGTTGCCACTACGGTTAGCGGCTCGGTCACGTTTAATGGCCGTAAGTTGGAAATTAAAATCGGCGAAGGTAACGTGACCTTCACTGAGAACACACCGCACGAGTACATTCTCGATCGCGGACGCTTGGACACAGTGAGACTCGCTGATGAAGAGCCAATGGACGTGTCATTTGAGTTCACGTGGGAGTTTTTGAGCGCAGTCAGTTCTTCTGGTACTCCCACGATCAAGGAAGCTCTTAAGCAGCTTGGTGAGGCTTCGGATTGGGAGACTACTTCTGCTGATCCTTGCGAGCCGTACTGCGTTGATATTGAAATCAACTATGATCCTGGTTGCGGTGGAGATAATACTGAACTGATCGTGTTGCAACAGTTCCGAACCAATTCGCTTGACCACAATTTGCGTGATGCTCAAGTTTCTGCGTCCGGACAATGCAACGTAACTGGATCTGTCGACACCCGAGGGTAAAGAGATGAAACTGAACGGCAAGAAAATTGAGGGTCCCAATGAAGTTACGATTGTGATACCTCGCGGATCAGGCGAGGATATTATCCTCAAAGCGCGTGCTGTGCTAGATTTGGATGATTTTGAAGAGATGTGTCCTATCCCCACGCCTCCGACGCGCCGAATGGCTGGTGGTCAGGATGTCCCAAACTTGAAGGACCAAGGATATATGGCTGCGCTACAACGGCGAGCAGTCATGCGTCTGACCTACATTATGCTGACGTCGCTTGAAGCCACGGAAGGATTAGAGTGGGAGACCGTTGACCTATCGGATTCTAATACGTGGGACAATTATCTCTCCGAATTGAAAGACTCTGGCTTTAGTCCGATTGAAATTCAACGGATTCAGGCTGACGTCATCGAAGTGAACGCGCTAAATGAAGCGAAAATCGAAGAAGCGAGACAACGTTTTTTACTAGCAGCCCAGGAAGCACCCGTCGGCTAATTATGCCGAAAGGACGATCAGCCTTGTACGCCATTTTCAAAGCATGTACTCTCTTTGGTATAGCGCCTCCCGGCGTCAAGAAAACTTCCTGGGATGACAATAACGTTGTTGCTAAAGCAGAAATGTTAGCTTTTTCACAGATACGTGAAGTAGAGCATGTTGGCTGCCCGTTAATAGGTGGCAAATGAAGTTCACCGGATCGTTCGTAGGGTTGACGCTCGACTACTCGGAGACCATCAAAACTCTGGAGGAGCATCTAGTAAGCGAGTTACATCGCTGTACAGGTGCTTGGGTCCAAGAGATTGCTGGCCCGGGTGGTCGGGTTCCCCTATGGTCCGGTATGGCTAGGGCTTCTTTACTTGAAGTCAGCCAATTGGTGAATAGCCAGATTGTGATTTCACCATTAAAAGCGCCCAGTAGGGTCGCAGAGGGCAGAAGTCTTGGTACAGCCGAACAGACTATTCGCCCTGATTTAGTTCAGATAGAAATTACTACTGACGTGCAACACTGGAACATACAAGAGTACGAAAAAGTGTCAAAAGGTGGAAGCCCTAAAGCACCTTGGCGAGCATTAGAGTTCGCGGCGGTAGCTTTTCTTGCGTGCGCTGAAACAGTATCACTACCAAGCCCGGTATTCAAGCCCTTTGTAAGGAAGGTGTAACATGGCCGATGAACATCGTACAGTCTTAGGTTTTGAGGCTAGTCAAGCAGTCAGTGAACTGCAAAAATTAGACCAGGCATTGTCAACAGCAGCAGCGGGTCTAGATCGCGCGGCCAGATCTGTACAGAATTATAATCATGTATCTAAACAGACTGATAATGGTCTGAAGAAGAATGCCGCGAATATGAGTTTGGTCTCTCAGTCTATGGACGAGTTCGGTAAGACAGCTTCAAGATTACCGCCATCACATCCGGTCTCTCAAGCGCTGAAAAAACTTGACTCTGACGCTAAGAACGCCGCGCAAAGTTTGACTCTCACCTGGAAAAGTATGGCCAGGATCTTTACGATCCAAGCTTTGCATAGCGCAATTTCAAAATTAACTTCGACTATAGGTGAGTCTGTTCAGGAAGCTCGCGCCTTCGGTATTGCTATTGCAGAAGTAGAGACTATTGCAGGGTCATTAGGCCTGACTTTCGATCAACTTGCCGAGCAAGCACGTGGCGTAGCTGACGCAATTGGCGCACCTCTTGACGTAGTAGCAGAGGCGCAGTATCAGTTGTACTCGAATCAGGTTGGTGGCGCGGTAGAGAGTACTCTAGCCTTAGAAGCCTCCAGTAAACTGTCCCTTGCGGCAGTAACTTCGCTCAATGATGCAGTCAGTGTAGTGACTGGAGTCATGAATTCTTACGGAACTTCTGCTGCTCGTGCTGAGGAAATTTCTGCGAAGTTGTTTCGTACCGTTGAATTAGGACGTGTTCGAGCCGCTGAACTTGCTAATACTCTTGGACGTACAACGGTTATTGCTTCACAGTTAGGTGTGAGTTACGAGGAAGTTTTAACTTCAATAGCTACTATGACTATCCAGGGACAAAAGGCGTCTGATGCTCAGACGCGATTGACGCAGGTGATGCTGAAATTGATCAAGCCGACTGACGCTATGAAGGAAGCTTTCGCTGAGCTAGGCATTGTATCTGCAGAGGCAGGTATCCAGGCATTCGGATTCCAAGGATTTCTTGAGAAGTTACGTGAGACTACTGACGGATCAGTAACTGAGTTCGCTCAACTGTGGGGTAGAGTGCGAGCTACTGCTGGAGCATTAGGACTCACTGGTAAAGCTGCTGAACGCTACCATGAGAATCTAGAGAAAATCAATGCTACTACTGAAGAACTTCTTGACCAAAAGGTTGAGATTATCATGCGTACTAACGCCAAACAAGTTGAGAAAGAACTCAATTCGCTGCGCGTAAATACAATTGTGAACCTAGGGACAGGTATCAATGATTTGCTTAGCAGCTTATTCAGATTCTTTGGTGGCGCGATAAGTACCATGCACGCGTTAGCTACCGCCGCTGGAGTAGCAGGAGTAGCATTCCTAGCAATGCGTCTGAAAGCTGCAGGCGCTTTCTCAGCCGTGTCTGTAGGCGCTGTCAAAGCTAGCCTGTCTATGGCAGGATTCACAAGTTCTGTGAAAGGACTAGCTGCATCCCCATTAGCTGTAGCTGCTGTGGCCGCAATAGCAACTACCGCTATTATTAAGATGTTTGTTACTACACAGGAGGAAGCCAGCAAAACTCTTGATTTGCTAAAAGATTTTAGGGATAAAGAATTAGCCAATCAACTTAGGGCGCAAGATGACGCATTCAAAGCACGACAGAAAGAACACCGAAAGATCATTAGTGACACTCAGCAATTTTTATCTGGCATCGTTAAGCTAGAGGCCGATGCACGCGACCAAGCTGCTGATCTAGAAGAACGTGCTACTTCTTCACTCAATAACCAATTAGGTAATCGGTTGGGTGCGTTACGATCTTTTGTAGGCAGTATTACGGATCTTGCGGACACTCTTGATTCTAGATTAAAAAAATTGGATGAGTCTTCAAAGGCAGTTGGTCGAAGTATTGAAGATTTCCAATTTGGCCGGGGTCTTCGTGATCTTAATGATAAACACAAAATTTATACTCTTATCAATAAGTCACAAGAGTTGCGCGCAAAGAGTACGGATGCATTGAATAGGGGCGAAAAAGATCTGGCAGCCTCGCTCATAGCACAATCACAGGACTATGCTAATCAAGGATTGCAAATTGCCGACAATGTCAAGAACCGCGGTCTTCAACGTAAGGCTGAACAGGAAGTAGTTTTATCGTTAAGTCAAGAGCAGTCATTATATGCTGGATTGGCTAATCAGGCTAAAAATCAAAAAGAGGCGATTGAAGAACAACAAGCGCCGCTAACTGAGCAACTTAACCTTTTAGGCCAATTGAATAAAAAGTTGAAGGATAACGAGTTTGAGCACAGCAAAGGTGCAAAAACCGCAGAAGAAATCAAAAAAATTGAGGACGAACGCTTAAGAATCGTTGGCGAAATTAAAACTGTGATTGCTGCAATATCAGAACAGAGAGGATTAGCCAAACAACTAGGGCTTGGTGATGCTTTTGAGCAAATCATTAAGCCGTTCCGTGAAGGTATCACAGGAAAAGAGATGGATCTCACGGATCTTGTGACTTTTGACAATGAGGCGATGGCTGCCAAATTGAACGTAGAATTAGGTGAAATGCAACAGAAATTGGATCCAATACTTATTGAGTTGGGTGTCACGTCAGCCACCGCTGCATCCGCTGCAATCACTCTAATTCCTCAGAAGATTGAGTCCGCAAATGAGCAGTTAGAAAAGATGGTGATCGCCTCTGCTGCTGTCAAAGGCATACAAGCCGACCTGATAGGCAACATGGCTGAATTCCGTAAAGTTTCTGGTGCAAATGTTGAGACTCAGAAAAAGTACAATAGCTTAATTCATGAAACAAATGAACTTGTTCAGCGTTTGACCACAGTAGGCGGCGCGGCCGCATTGCCCGAAGCACAGGCTGGTATTGACCAATTGCAGTCGTTTGCTGATAAATTGTTATCAGTAGGCGAAGTAGACCTAGCTAAAGTAGCCCAAGATGCTGCGACAAAACTACAGGAAGGTGTCACTGCTGCTTTGAGTATACGAATTGATACGTCGGGAATCGAACTTGAGGGTAAGATCAAACGTCTTGGTGAGGCAGCCACAGAGTCAGCTACAGAAACTGGAAGTGCTACGACTTCTATAACTGATGATTTAACGTCAATAAGAGATAGTGCGATTGAAGCAGCCAACGCACTTGCGCTAGTCAGGCTTGGAAATTCAGGTGGCGTCCAAACGGCTTCTCACGGTGCAATGTTCTTAGCCGGTGGTGGATTCACGCCGCGAGGAACAGATAGAATTGCAGCAATGTTGTCTAGGGGTGAATCTGTGAATAACGCAAACTCAACTAGGCAG